TGACGACTGCCATCTGATTTTGCTTCAGTAAATTTAGATAAGTATTGTTGTAAATCTTTTACTCTCACTGCAACCCTGCTTCCCTAATAAGATTTTCCTTGTTCTTAATATGATCACTTATTTGCTTTGACAATCTTTTGTTATCTTCTTCAACTTCTGTGAGTCTTGTTTGAAGTTTTCCATTTAATTCCTGATGAAGTTTATTAATTTCACCCGCTTCCTTAACACGGACCTGTAAAGCTTTCATCTCCGGAGAAGAATTACCAATTCCTTTTATAATTGTATTTTCTCCTTCAGCCTCTTGCGCTCTTTTCTTAAGTGCTACATTTTCTCTTTGATATTTATCATTAACATCAAGAGCAATAGATAATGAGTTATCGAGCTCATTAACCCTCTTTTGTAAAGCACTCAATTCTGTATAAGTTTTATTAGGATGATCTGTTGCTAACTCATGTAACGTTTTTTCTGTCATTTTCTTATAATATACTTCCTTAATGCTCTAACTAATCTTTCAATATTGTCTATAATATCAATTAAAGTTTTACTCTTAATAAACTGTTCTTCAGCCTTTAGTTCATCATATTCCTTAAGAGATATAGTAACAGTGCGCCTAGACGTATGTTCATCTTCATAAGTAGCTTGTTCAGCTCTTTCTCCATTTTCTGAATCATCTTTCATTATTGACATTATATGATAGTTACCTTAAAATGTCAATATGGGAGTTCCAAAGAGATTAACAGAAATGCAAAAAAGATTCGCTGAATTTATAATATTCGGGGGAGCTGATGGACCTGTATCACAGGGAGAAGCAGCTAAACTAGCTGGTTACAGCCATAAGAGATGCAGACAAGAAGGATCAGAGCTTATGAATCCTAGACTATCTCCATTGGTAGTAAGATACATAGGGCAATTAAGAGAAGAAAGACTTAGAAAACATGCTGTCACTTATGATGGCCATGTAGCTGAACTAGATAGAATTAAAAATCTAGCTTTAAAGAAGGGTTCATTTTCCTCTGCAGTAAACGCTGAAACCAATCGTGGCAAGGCAGCAGGACTATACATAGAACGAAAAATAATAAAAACAGGTAAACTAGAGGACCTAACAGAAGAACAACTAGAAGCAAAGATGAAACAAATTTTAGACGATTACGAGCCTCTTCTAAATGCAAAGCAGATTGAAGGCGAAGTGATTGAATCACCTAAAGCTTCACCATCTTCTTCACACAAGCCAAAGGAATCATTGTCCGATCCCCAAAAGTCAAAGAGCCATCCTCTTCCCGATCATAAGATGCAAACAACTTAATAGCAAACCTATCCTTATTATACAACCAGCCTTCGTTAATAGGTGTAGCCAGTCTCATCTTGTTAAACTGTTTATCATCGGCCCAGCCGCTATCGCTTAAAATATCAATCCACTCAACCCTTACCTTTGCGTAAGGAATATTATCTACTTGAGTAGGGCTTACAATTCTTCTTTTCACTCTCGGTCTTCTTTTTTTGGGTTTTCTTCTGGGCATAATAGTATCTAGGGTTGTGTCTCCAATTGAATATATCTATAAATCTCTCCATTGTAAATCTTGTATATAGGGATGTGAGAGCATAGATAGGTTTTCAAAACACATAATAGTTTGCTTACCCCCCTAGAGAATGACATATTGACATATTTTAAAAAATGAAATGTCACACAATATGTCACTATTTTGCTTAAATTCATATTGATTTTCCTATGTTTTTTATCTTTCTGACAGTATGACAGATTATTTTGATTTGAAAAAAAAAAAATAAAATCATTTATTTCTGTGAGATTACTATATGTAGATGTTTGTCTTTCTTTTGCCATATTTATGCCTTATTTTAGCCACAATTCCTTATTCATTCACCGTACCCCTGCACCAAATGAATGAATGAGCGGTGATGTCAGCAGGACGGATGAAAACTGATCGCATGAAGCGATCAAGGGAAACAGAGACATCCTGCTGACTTGGGTCAAGAACTCACCAATCCTTGTTAGATATTCTCTGCCCCTAACTGTAAAATCTGTTGTCATTTAATGGGTTCTGATGTTGTTTTTAAACGATATTCTTTACCATATTCTTTTATGCGTTCTATATTTTTTAAATAATATTCTTTCCTATATTCTTGTATATGTTCTTTATTTTTTAAACACCATTCTTTCATGCGTCCTGGATTTTTTAAACGGTATTCTTTTTTTTGTTCTTTTATATGTTCTTTATTTTTTAAATAGTATTCTTTTTTTTGTTTTTTTGTACGTTCTTTATTTTTTAAACGGTATTCTTTTATGCGTTCTATATTTTTTAAATAATATTCTTTGTGGTATTCTTTTTTATATTTACTCATTGATCTTTCTCAAATTCTTCTAAAAGCTTATTTGGGTCTATTTTTGCCCGTTCCTTCTCATCTCTTTCTAACTCATGATACATGTCTAGTCTGCCTAGCCATCTGTGCTTCCATAGCTTTAACATGGCGTCCTGAAACTTGAATTCTTGGTAATATAGGTCAGGAGTGCATATCATTATAATACCCTGTCTAATCTTGGATCCATAAACTTCATCGTGAGCCATGCAGTATGCAGCAATTTGCATATAGTAGTCACTTACCCACTCTTCTCTTTTTGGCCGATTGCTCTGCTTAAAATCTACAATAGTTTCCAGCCCATTGTGCATACAAACGAGATCAGTAGAACCAGCGTACAGCCCAGGGTAGTGTAGCATAACTTCCGAACCGTAATACTCTTCAATCGGTGTAAGACCCACTTCAATAATTTTCTGGGCCATGGGCCGTGCTTCTTGACCAATCTCTGTAAGGTCGTCATACCCGGTTCCCTGAATGTGTTTCTCCAGGAACTTATGCATGGCAGTACCCCGCTTTGAAGATAGATTCGTAATTCTTTCTGCTTCTTCATTTCCAACTTTAGCTTTCCAATCTTTTAAAAATTGTTGATTTTTTGTAGCACCTAATACCGTAGTCACACTAGGAAGTCTAGTTCCTATGATGTCATAAACCCTGGTCCCTGTTTCGTGATCCGTGATCTGTTTTCCTTGTATATAGCTGTATTTACTACTTTTTTTCATATAATTTCTTTATATCTTCTTTGGCATTATACTTGAAAACATTATTAAATAATTTTTTAACTTCTTTCATTTGAATGTCTTTATTAATCACACCTTGTTTAACCAGTTTATGATACAGTTTTTTAGTTTCTTGTAGGCTCATACCATGTATACTTTAAAGTTAATTCAGACCCTTCTTCTATATCTTCAATGACGACTAGATTCCATTTATCAAATCCAGGTTTAATTCTAATTTGATTTTTAATACAATTGGGTTCATCTGAATGATTAACAAAACCTCCCAAAGGAGTTCTAATTAATTTTCCATCAATTCTATAATGAGACACCCCAAGTTCAGTTCCAGCAACGAGTCGTCTACTAGTAAATAATCCTTGGCCCTCGATCCCAGAATCCGCTACCATGAGTCCTGCAGGTAGAGGAGTATAATTCTTCAGTTTATCTAAATCATAGAATTCTTTTAAATCTTTATCACTCATCATAATACCACCACCAGCATATATAAGGATAACAAAGTCATGAGTCCTAAAAAAGAAAATATAAATATAAATATTTTATTCATTCAGTCTACCTCCATTAACTCAACCCCTAATTTTTTTTGTTTTAGAGTAAGGATTCTATTTATCTTAGTTGATTTTTTAGTCCACGTTGGTGGTTGGTTCTTACGATAAGATATAGTTTTCACATCATATTTTCTACATTTTCCTTCTTCATCTACACTTATTAAATCAAAGGGGCATTGAGGATCAATTGTCTTAGCCACATGATAACCATCTTCTAATAATTGAATGATCGCCTTATGTTCACCCACAGCACCTTTAACAGTTTTACGACTCAAAAATCTAATCCTTGTGTTATAATATTTCTTAAAAGTTGTGTCATAAATTGATTATCTTTTTCTACCGGTTTAGGCGCAACAGTGTGCATGCGTGGAGCGCATGAAAAAAGAAGCACAATGAAGAATAGAAGTAGATGATATATAATTATTTTTTTAATCATTGGAGTGTTTCCTTTTTATAAGGTTTAACATCAGTTTCTAAAATTTTTTCCATCATTTTATCATAATCTTCAGCGGTTAATATAGTTTTATAGATCCGTGATCCAATAGCCATGAGTGATGCTGCAACCATGCCAGGATCGTTGTCTCCGCTTAATTTAAGGGAAGCTTCATACAGGGTCTGGTAAATGTTTGTTAAATCATCATCTGAATATTTAGGAGGAGTTATAGTTTCTGGTAGTTCTCCTGAACTCAGACACTTTTTACATTGAATCGTTTCACCTTTTACAAGGGTAAAACCATTTCCATTACATTTATCACAAATCATCTAAGTCCCCACCAGATTAAGAATAAAGGTATAAAAATATGTTCAAAAATTTCATATAAACAGATAAAAACTAAAAGCCATGTAAAGAAGATACTGGTTTTAGATTTTAAAGTTACATATTCAAATAGCTTTATATGCCACGTAGTTATTTTCTGTGTAATTTTTAATAATGTTTGTTTCATTGTTTTATCATTATGTAGTTGTAGATAGGATAGGAAATAATATTTCCTGGAACGTACCTTTTTTTCTCTTCATCCCATATCTTATCTCTTTGTTCTTTAGCCACTCTTTTTTGAACCAAAGTTATAATATTTTTATAATTACAGCCCCATTCCCCTCTCACACTACCTCGGTATTGATATTTTTTATTTTTAAAAGGAATGTTATCATAATCCATAGCAAGGTTTTGAGCTTTTCTGAAAACTGATTCATCTTTAACACTTCTTCTATCGAAAGTT